TGACGAGCAAACGGCAAAGATGATGGCCGGACAGACTGGAGCAGAAGCACCAGACGCAGAAGCTGAAGCCGAAAAAGCGGGAACGGGCGAATGGATGGGGCTTTCTCGATTGCAATGGTCCAGAAACAGAAAAGCCTTAAGTGACGTTCTTAACGGACTGTCTGACGGCTCAATGAGTCCAGCACTAGCGACGGCACAACTCTCAATGATTGGCCTATCGCAAAAGAACATCGACGCGATTGTGGCCGATGCTTCCGATGGCACTGTTGACAATCCCATTCCAGCCGAGGAGGTAGCAGCAAATGGCTAATCGCAAAGGCAAGCTACCAATCCAAAACGGTCCAAAGGTGGAGCGAGCGATTGCGGTTGTCTCACCGCAACGTGCAGTCATTGCGACCGAAAACCCAATCCAACGTTGGGACGAAGATACAAAGCAAGTTGTAAACGAAGTCCTATTGATGGATGGCATCGTATGGCGTGGCGGTCGGGACCAAATCCCAATCGTCGACAGCCACAACGACAAGACCGTGCGCAATATCTTCGGCTCAATCCAACACATGCGAGTTGACGCAGGCAACGGCGAACTTTACGGAGTGCCAGTGTTCGCGTCCGATGCAGAGTCCCAAACGATTATGCAACGAATGGCAGAGGGTCACATTACGGACTTCTCGATAACGGGCCAACCTCTTGAAACCTTATTTGTTCAGCGTGGCCAGTCTTATACGACATCACGCGGGGCAGTAATCGACGGACCAGCTTTGATTCATACGAAGTGGCAACCGCAAAACGCTTCTATCTGTGCAACGGGTGCGGATGAGCAATCGACTGTTCGGCGGTCTTATACGGACCTAGTTAGAAAGGTGATTCGCATGAATCCAGAATTATTGGCGAAGCTGTCCGCGATGGGGCTTCCTGATGGCGTTGTTGATCCTGACCAAGTTTTGGCGTGGGTTATTGGCAAAGTTGGTGAGGGCAAAGAGACAATGCCAGAAGTTGAGAATATGGCAGAAGACAAGCCAGCCGAAGAAGTTCCGGCAGTTGTTCCACCAGTCGAAAAAATGGCACACGAAGAACCAGTCGCAAAGATGGCTGAACCAGTTGATCCTTCGGTAGCACGACAAGCAGCCGAGCAGCAAATCAAAAGAGCATTGGAACAGGACCAGGCTCGACGTAAAGAAATTCAAGCAGCGTGCACACTTGCTAAGGTTGAGCGAGCCTTTGCCGACGAGTTGTGCGACAAGTTCATCCCACTCTCAGAGGCTCGCAAAAGGATTATCGAACGTATGGCTACAGAACCATTAGGAACGTCGCATGGTGCTGGCGTTCGAGTCACAGCATCCGCAGACGACAAGTTTTACGCAGCAGCTCGCGATGGAATCATCAAGCGGTCTTTTGCATCGTCTGGATTCAAAAAGCCGATTGGCGATCTTGCACCAGGACACGAAGACTTCGAGCGAACTAAGCTCGGTCGACTCGCTGAAATGATTGTCGAACGCATGGGCGGTCCGGTCAGCAAGATGGCACCAAAAGACATTGCACTCGCTGCAATGGGCCACGGCGGAACGCTCAACCGCTATCGCATTCAACGATCCGAACAAGCCTATCACACAACCGGAAGCTTTCCAGCGTTGTTGATGGATGCCGCCAACAAGTCGCTTTTGGCTGGCTATGAAGAAGCCCCATACACTTGGAATATGTGGGCACGTCAAGGACAGTCGGTTGACGACATGAAGAACATCAACCGAATCCGCTTCAGTGCGATGGGATCGCCTGAAGTTGTGCCGGAAGGACATAACTATCCAGAATCCAAGACTGGCGACGAGAAGGAAACCTATCGAGTCGAGAAGTACGGCAGCGTTTTCTCGGTGAGCTGGGAAACGATTGTCAATGACGACCTTGACGCATTGAGTCGTGTGCCTGCAATGCAAGGTGCAAGTTGCCGACGCAAGCAAAACCAAGTCGTATACTCGGTCCTAACTGCCAATGCAGCTATGGCTGATAACGGAGCGTTGTTCAATTCGACTGCACAAACAACCGCTGGCGGTCACAGTAACTCGTCTGGAGCAGCAGCAGCCCCAAGCGTTACAACGCTCAACGCTGGCTACTTGTCCATGATGACAAAGACAGGCATTACCGTAAATGGTGTTGCTGGTCCGACCCTGAACATCCAACCAGCCTACATCATTGTTCCGGCTAACTACGGTGCAACCGCATTGCAGTTGCTCGGTTCGATTGCTGACCCTGCTGCTGGCGGTTCGGCTGCTGGTAACAGCAATACGCTGAACATCTACGGTCCTAACGGATCGCGGCCAATAAAGGTCATCATCGAGCCTGTATTGGATGCGTCCAGCACGACCGTTTGGTACTTGGCTGCTAACACATCGCAAGTCGACACAATCGAATTGACTTTCCTTGCTGGTGAAGAGTCTCCAGTTTTGGAAAGCGATTGGAACATGGTCAACGACACTTACCTGTTTAAGGTTCGTCAAACGTTCGCAGCAGCCGCAATCGACTTCCGTGGCTTGTATCGAAACGCAGCGTAATTGAACGCAGCGAATTAAAGCCCGCTATCGATAGGTAGCGGGCTACTTGTGCAACCAAACAAATCAAAACTTTAAGGAATAACAAATGTCCGGTATTCAAGATTTTCAGAACTATTGCGATGACTTTATTGGGCCATCGATTGCGTTCCCAACGTCTGCCGATCCTGCAACTCCTTGGCTAGTAGTCGATACTTCTTCGGCTGGTGCGCCAACTGCGGTTCGAGCGACTTCTAACGCAGTGCTCACGCTTGCGGCTACGAGCGAAGTGGAAAACCTTTGCCTTGCTCACGGTGACTCGCTTGCGTTCGACATCGATTCGATTCAGTCAATCGAAATGCGTGTCAAGCTTGGAGCAGCATTCACAACCGGAAGCGAGTTGGTTTTTGGACTCGGCTCGGCTCGAAACGACACGACCGACAGCGTGACAGCAAACGCTTGGTTCAAGATGGTTGGTGTAAATTCGACAACGCTTGTTTACTGCGAGAGCGATGACGGAACAACCGACAAAGATGACATCTCGTCAGGTGTTACGCTTGGAACGACCTATAAGAAGTTCTATATCGATTTCACGGGCGGCAAGTCCAACGTTAAGTTCTTCATTGACGGGCAGCGGGTTGCTGCTTTAACGACATTCGATATGTCGGCCTACAGTTCCGGGTTGCAGCCAATCGTCCAGTTGCAAAAGGCAGCGAACACCAACGTCGACGCAGTAACAATTGACTACGTTGACATTCAGTGCAAGCGATAAACCAATGTCGCTTCATGACATGATCCAAGCAGATTCCGTTTCGGTATTTTGCAACCTAAGCGACTTTGCTGAAACCGCCACGTATTACCCGCGTGGCGGTCAAGGTCGGCCAATCAAGGTTGTCATTATCCGAGACGCATTAGCTCTAGTGCCAGAAGATGGTGACGTTGTAACTCCCGTTTCGGAGATACACGTTTCAGCTTCCGGCACTTACGGGATTACGTCGGAAGAACTAGACATCGGAGGCGACTCGATTGGATTTGAATATCGAATCGGGCGAGATATGCGGCAACGGACAATCACACGACTACTCGGACACGATGAAGGGATGCTGGTGCTTGAATGCCGCTAACCGTCCTCGAAACGATTGCAGTCGCATTGTTCGACCGGCTTGACGCAATGGTCGATTCGGACGACTACGCCACGGAAGTCTCTGACGTTATTCGTCCATCTCGCAACGGTGGCGAAATGACGATTGAGCATTTGCAGATCGTGATGCGACAGGGGCAGGACGAGATTGTTGACGAGTTGAGCTATCCAGGTAACCCTCCTGCGATTTGCCATCGTCAGACGTTCAATCTTAGGTGCCATGTTTTGCTAAGCGAACGGGATACGGAGTCAGTCGAATCGACAATCAACGCATTTCAAGCGGACGTTATCAAGTGCTTGACAGCTGGGTCGAATTGGCATCAGTCCTACGGTTCGAGCATTGACGCGACCATTGGGGCAGTCGAGCCAATAAACGAAGACGGTGGAATAGACGGGTTCAATTTGCCAGTCTACATCACGTACCGAGTCGATGAAAACAACCCCTACAACGTGAGGTCGTAATGCTAAAAGTAACATTCGACCAAGCATCGTTGACGCGATTAACGAACACGCTAAAAGACTCGGCAAAGAGCATCGGGCGAGAAATTTCGGCAGCGATAAACGCGACAGCAAAGCAGTGTTCGATCAAGGCAGCACGAAGGCTACGGGAAGAAATCAAAGTGCCAGTCAGGATTTTGAAAAAGGCGGTCAAGCCCGGAATCAAAGCGAATTCAAAGAACCTAACGACAATACTGACTCTCAGAGGGAAGTACCCAATACCGCTCAAGTATTTCGTTGGCAAGATCAATCCAAAGCTAACTAAGCGACAGAAGACATCCATCGGAACTAGCTTCATCGTCAACAAATACAAAGCCCACTTTTTCAAGCGAGCGACAAACAAGCGAGGGCCATTAGTTCGACAAGACGGACCGGCACCAGCTGACGCATTTGAAAAGCTCGGCATAGCAAAACTTACCGAACAAACGGCACGCGACGAACTTCCAAAGCAAGTCGATGAGCGGATACGAGTTTGGAACTTACGGCTCCAAGGCAAATTACGCGGAAATCAAAAGTAAAGGCTGACAAATGGCAATGCTAGTAAGAAAAAGAGTGCTTGGTGCGAAGGTCGAAACAACTCCAGGGACTGCTGTCGCTCTCACAGGTACGGAAGCTAGTTTCAACTGCTGGGACATCAAGATTGATCCAGACATTGCGATGACCGAACGCATGGGCCAAGGTGGGTTCGGCATGTTGTCGAGCGTACCAGAGGGCTACAAGGGCAAAGCGACGTTCAAAACGGATTGCAGTTGGGACGGAACCGCAACAGAGCCAGCATGGGCCGATACTTTCCTCCCTGCTTGCGGCTGGGTTAAGTCTGGGCAAGTCTTTACACCTCGCACAGAGGACGCGGGAAGCAACGTCAAGACGCTAACGATTGGCTGCTGGCAAGACGGGCTTTTCAAGTCGCTGAGCGGTTGTGCTGGTACGTTCAAGCTTGTTTGCCCAACTGGAAAAATGGCCTACATCGAATGGGAGTTTTCTGGCGTTTGGGTGCAGCCAACTGACACTGCCATTGTCTCCCCAACTTACCCCACAGCGTTGCCTTTGCGATATGCCAACAGCACGACAACCTGGAACAGCATTGCATTGTGTCTGAGCAACATCACGCTAGACTCCGGCAATGAAGTTACCATGCTGGAATGCGGTGCAGCTAACGGATTCGAACGAGCGATTATCACTAATCGCAATCCAAAAGTAACCGCCGATCCCGAAACAAAGCTTGTCGCAACGCAAGACCGCTTTGGTGCATTCCTCGCTCAAACGGAATCGGCTTTGACTTGGAGCCTTGACGGACCAACCACAGCGGTACTAACAGTCGCAGCTCCCAAGGCACAGATTATCAAAGTGACCGAAGGCGACCGAAACAAGATCGTAACCGATACCATCGAATGGCAGTTGAACAAGAACGCTTCGGCTGTCGATGGCGAGTGCTCAATTACCTTTACCGCAGCAGCGTAACCCCAATGCCGATTTCGTTAGAACCAAACCAAGGCTTTCCAATCGTGCTTGACTCCGACAAGGACAAGCCTGTTGCGTCGCGCCCAACATTCTTAGCCAAGTCGCAATCGATGCGAGGCCAGCGGAAGATTGCAAGCGTACTCGACCGCATGACAGAAGATAAAGACGTGACAGCCGGTCAGCTATTCGATGACGCTCTAGACGTTCTCGCGTCGGTGCTTGTCGGGTGGAAGAACATGGGCGACCACGTTTTTGGACGCGAAGGATTGGAAGAGGTTTTGAACTACTCCGAAGCTCGACAACTGATGCGACTTGTTTCGTACAACCAGTACGTTGAGCCAGAGGAAAAAAAAAGCTAAGGATTGCGGCACTGATTCGGCAAGGAAAGCTTTGCCGTAGTTGCACCGACAGAGAATGCCGGGACTTAGGCACAGACCAAGAGCCGATTGAACTCGAATGCGTTACATGCGAAGGAAGTGGATGCGACCAATGCGAGGATGGATTCGTCAAGATAGTCGGCTGTCCGAACAAAGCATGTGCTGGCGTCGCTTCAGTTTGCCAATTGATAGACTTATTCGACAAGGGGATGCCGCCGATTGCGGGCGGTGCTCTCGACCAATCCGCATCGTTTCTCGCAGCAGTCTCGATCCTACACAACGAAGAATCAAGGATTAAAAACGAGCAATGAGCGAGTCTGTAAAAATCCTGATTGAGGCTGAGAATAAAGCTTCGGATGTTATTGCGTCGACTGCTAAAGACATTGACGCGAAAGTAAAGTCGATTAAGCAAAGCGGTGAGCAGGCTAAAAAGTCCACGGAGTTTTTTGGGACGATTGCGAACGCCCTCGGCGGTTCTGAACTAGGTCAGTTTGCAAGCCAACTTGGGCAGGTGACGGAAAAGACTAGTCAGTTTGCGGAAGTTCAA